CTGTCGGATGTTCTGGCGAACTTTAATCAAGCTGGGTCTCCGAGAGCCTAACCTCAAAGTGCGTTCAACATTCTTCTCTACCCATGCAGGACCGAATCACGGAGTTACCATCTTTGGGGCCGGCATCGATGCATTCCTTTGGGAACGCCTCGATTACTTCATTAAGAAGGCCGGATATGACCCAAGTGGGACCGGATCGGACATTATGGGTCCTGGACTCGTCCAATATTCGGCTTTACGCCTTATACGGGAGATCACAGGAGTTTCTCGGAATTATATCCGAGAGTGGCTAGAGGCGACTGAGCAACCTGAACTGTGGAAACAGATTCGGTTGACAGCCAAAATGTTTGCGCTTAACAATGCGGTTTTACAATCGGTGAAAGACGCCAACGACCTTTTTCAAGTAATTCTCAAACCAGGAATGGTTTGGAGTGATGATAAAGGAATATTTGACGTTCACTCAGAAACTTCCGCCCCTATGTGGAGCTCTCAATACCTGTACAACTTTTTTGGTTTAAATACCAAGGGAATACGTTTCGTAAACCCAACCCTACAAAGACTTCACAATTTATATGAAGCTGCAGGTAAAGTGCGTACCATCGCAATTGTCGATTATTGGACGAATTTCGTTCTCAAACCTCTCCATGATTGGATGTTTGATGTACTTCGAGCTCTTCCACAGGACGCCACTTTTGATCAAGAAGGTAAAGTCAAGGAATTCAGTACGCGAGGATACACAGAAGTGTACTCTTACGATCTAAAGTCGGCCACTGACCTCATACCTCTAGCTCTTTATCGAGCTCTTTTTAGCTGGATGTTACCAGAGAGGATATTGGACTTATGGTTCGATCTATTAGTTAATCGAGATTTCCGCGTACCTAAATCAACCCTTAAGGCTTACCCGCGCGATCCGGAGAGAATACGTTATTCTACAGGTCAACCGATGGGAGCATTAACAAGTTGGGCAAGTATGGCACTAGTGCATCACGCATTAGTCCTATTTGCAGCCGTTTCTTCAGGGACAGTGTCCTTGGATAAACTCCTCACTTTCATAGACTATATGGTCTTGGGAGATGATATTGTGATTGCGAACAGAGTTGTTGCAGAAAGGTACGTAGCCATTATGACGGCACTGAAGGTTCCTTTATCATTATCCAAAAGTCACATAAGTGATTTAGGAATGTTCAATTTTGCGAACCAGACATTCGTCAAGGATGTCAATGTTTCTCCCATCTCTTTACGGGAGGAAATAAACGCCACTTGTCTGCCAGAGAGAGTAGAAATGCTCTTTCGTATGGCACGGCGGGGGTGGATGGACCTCGCATCACGAACATGGGTTACACCTCTAATGAAGAAACTTTTAGGACCAGATACATGGTTCCGACTCTCCCCTGATATCAGGAAAAGAGTGGTACCGCCTGTAGTCCGATGGGCCCTTGCTACCATCCTGACGCCTGGCGCAACTCGAATCGAGTTCGCAGGTTTGAAGTCAGTAACCCTTGAGATCTGCCTTGGAGCTATGCTCCGAAAAGCGGACCTGTGGGGGTTTAAGATGGCGCGGTTTGGCGATCTTTTGGATCGTCACCGCTCAAAGGGCCTCCTAGTATCTATCCTAGGGAAGTGGGTCAACGCGGTCTACTCGGAATTCCTACGCAGTCGTAAAAGACTCGAGGAAGCACCTGGTTGGATAACCAGAGTGATCTCCGTAGATCTGGAATGGCTATTCAAAAGAATTTTTGAGGATGCCAGAAGCGAAGCCCTCGCCCGATGGATTAGCAAATATCGGATGCCCTTAAAAGAGCTCCAAGTTGCAACGAACTTATCGTCATTCAATATCGATGATATAGAACTAGCGACAGCTCGGAATTGGTCCGATTTAGTTGCATTTGTCCACCAGGCGGAAGCTGATCTTCCTATTATCCCAGATTTTACTCAAGACATGCTTGAGGCGTTGACTGGATTACAGACAGGGGGCCAAGATGCGTTTGCTCTTGCAGAGCAAGCCCGTGCTAGTTTCATGCGCGTAACCAACGTTCTTGGTATGATTGATCATCTAGAGCATTCTGGAACTCCTGGCATTGTGAATGCCTGGGATTACTCCCAATCTACGATCTTCGAAGAATTCGAATCTCGGAAATAAGAG